ATCAGATGCAGGTAACGAAGTCGTATGAAATATCGCGTTTGGCAATATCGCTAAATCAGTCATTGGAATCGCAGTAAATGAAAAAGCAGAATCTGAACCTAGTGGATTTTCTGCCATAAACAGACAAGCCGTTCCTAAAACAACTAAATCTATGTAGCATTGATGTATAGTTGTATAAAAATTTGAATCGTTTAAATGCGCACGCAACATATTTGTTGCTGTTTCTGCATCTGGGGACAATTCACTTTCGCGCACAAGATTTATCCAAAGCGATTCTGGCGGAGTTAATAAAGAATACATGGATGCCGCCAAATTATCTACCGCATCCGCCGCTGTCGCATCAAACAAAGTTGCGGATTCAGTGTCATCTGTGGGTATGGTATAGCGCATGGCATTTTTCCATCTGGAAAGCCAAACTTCTCTTTCGTCCAATGCGCGTTTATATAATTGCATAAGATTTTTTTGCATTTTATTTCCTTTTTTGTTTTGTTGGTTATACTTTAAAATCAGTGTTCGCACGAATAATTTGATTGCGTTGATTAACCGCCCTGACTGGATAAGGATTCATAGCCAAAGCCCCAGCAACTGCATCCAATCCGTCATCGTGTTCGTTTGACCCCATTGGGGTCCAAGCCAACATTTCTGATAACAGCATTGTTTGCTTTATTCTTTCGTGCATATAAAGACGACCTGTATTCAAAACAGGTTCAATAGCATTCAAAATTCTTGTTTCTTTTTTTATGTGATTAGATATTTGCACAATGTTTATTGGCAAATGTTTGTTTATCGCTGTATTTCGAATAATTTCTGGTAATGCGTTACCAATACCATTTATTTCTATACCTATTCTTATCAGATTATGTTTTCGCATAAAGTCCAGGACATTTTCGCATTGGTGAGCCAATGGGTATAAATCATCATCTGATACCTTGGTATATAAGATATCATGAACAAAAATATTGCTGTTTTTGTCATCTCTGTAAACAAGTACGCATACACTGCCATCAGATTTTGTTCGCCCAGATGATGGATCCCAATAACAAGAAACACCAGATATTTCATAATTTCCGATTCGCGCGAAATGATTATCAAAATTATCGCAATAAAAATTAATTGCCCCGGGATCCAAATAAATATGCTCGTCCGGCACATATTCCAGCATCATTTGTGCTGAAAAATGCCTGGGACCGACAATATTTTCCAATTCTTGTATTTTTTTAAGCGGAAACATTTCTGGCCAAGCAGGATTTCCGGCATTATCAACTATTGGTATTTTTATTTGTTTGTACCCTTTTAAAAAAGGTGTTGAATTATCAAAATTTTCGTTTAATCTAATAGACATGGACTTTACCCCGAAAACTTTACCAGTTAACTTAGAAGCCGAACAGGCGGTTCTTGCTGCGGTATTGATGAACAATCGCGCATTGGAATCTGTGTCTGAATTTTTATTACCAGAACACTTTTTTCATCCTGCACATCAAGAAATTTATAAATTGGCATTGCGTCAATTTGCTTTGGGTATCCCATTTGATATAATCACTGCGAAAAATTATCTTGAACAACAAGGGACCCTTGAATCTGTTGGTGGCACAGAATATTTATCTAAATTGGTGTCTGCTGGTTCAACTGTTGTTAATATTGAACATTATGGACGTTTGGTTTTTGATAATGCCCGTCGCCGTGATTTAATACACCTGGGGCAAGATATTATTGATGATGCGTACACCGAAGATTTAGATAAAACTGTTAATACCCAAATTGAATCAGCAGAACAAAAATTGTTTAATCTGGCATCCACAGGTCAATCAGAACGCAATGTTGTCACATTAGGCGAAGCATTGAAAAGCGCCTTACAAGAAGCCGAAATAGCATATAAAGCAGACGGCAAATTATCAGGGTTGACAACTGGTCTGGATGATTTGGATAAATCTATCAGCGGTCTGCATCGTTCTGATTTGATTATTATTGCTGGCCGTCCAGCCATGGGTAAAACCACTTTGGCATTAAATATCGCTTTTAATGCTGCTAATGCTATATTAAATGGACGGGCAAATAAAAATTATAAGGGTGCTGTCGCGTTTTTCAGTTTGGAAATGTCTTCTGAACAATTGGCATCAAGAATACTGTCATCGCAATCCAAGATACCTGTTTCGCGTATGCGCGAAGGAATCAATTTAACAGACGAGGACTTTATGAAAATGTCGCAATATTCAGAAGCATTGTCAAAAGTGCCTATTGTTATTGACGATATGTCCGAAGTATCTGTTCCAGCAATAAAAACTCGTGCGCGTCGTATTGCACGACAGTTTAATGGTCTGGCTTTGATTGTGATTGATTATTTACAATTGATGACTGTTCCTGGCGGAAAACGTAGCGACAATCGTGTTCAAGAATTGTCTGAAATCACACGTAGTTTAAAAATACTGGCCAAAGACTTAGATGTTCCTGTGATTGCTTTGTCCCAGTTATCTCGTAAAGTCGAAGACCGTGATGATAAACGCCCAATTTTATCTGATTTGCGTGAATCTGGATCTATTGAACAAGATGCAGATATCGTTATGTTCACATATCGTGAAGAATATTATTTAGAAGGTCATTCCCCAGAACAAAGATTATCTGGCAATGCATCTGAAAATGTTCTGCAACACTGGCAAAACCGTCTGGACCGCGCCAGAGGCAAGGCAGATATTATCGTCGCAAAAAACCGTCATGGAAAACCAGAAACTGTGCACCTGACTTTCAATGGCGAATATTCATTGTTTGATAACTTGCAATTCAACGGACAACCAACCCCAGAACCAGATTTTGGGCCACAATATGTCCAGTCCGCAGATACAATCAAACAGAACACTGTTGATATAAATGATATCCCAGATGATTTGATTTAATTTTTTCTTGCCAATGTCATAAAAATCGACTATCATTTTGTCAACATATATTCAAGGAGTTCGCACATGGCACAAGAAGAAATCATTTTCCCAAATAATATTCGCAACATTCGCGCTGCCAAGGGGATGAAAATGACAGATTTGGCCAGACGCGCCAACCTATCTTTATCTGCTGTTTCCAAAATTGAAAAGGGTGTTCGCAGATTAAATCAAAAACAGTTATTGAATGTTTGTACAATTTTGGGATGCAAGTTGTCTGATATATTTATTCACGAATCAGATGCTGTCGCACAAAATTGGCAAAAAGAAATCAAACGCCGCTTGACCGACAACGAAGGTAGCGGGTTAAAGGTTTTTGGTTCCGGACTTCGCAAGATTCGTCAACGTTCGGAAAAAACTATTGCTGATGCAGCACACGCGGCAAACATGACTCTTTCTGTATATCATAAAATCGAAGTTGGACAACGCGAAGTGTATGAAAATGAAATCGATGTTTTGGCCAAGGCATTTGGTTATAGTGCTTCGCAATTGTTTGACGAAATCGCAAAACTTTATAACAGTGGTGAATTAACCAAACAAATCAACAAAGTGACAGAACGCGTTAAATCTGTTATCGAGCCACGCAACCCAAGTTCTGGACTCGATATCAATGGTGGTCTGTATGGCGCACAATTGTATGACAAGGCGCGCAAAAAATTAGTTCCTGTTTTTGGGACCCCAAATGGAAAATGTATCAAATTGAAAAAATCTGATGAAACAATGATTGTCGCACCTTTGAATTTAGAAGGTCGCAGTGGTATATATGCGGTTGTTCCAAATTCTAAACGAACAAATGGTTTTATTCCTGAAACTGCTTATGTTTTTGCAGATGCTAATATTACGCCACAGGTTGGCGATTTGGCTGTATGTATAAACGCAGATTTTTCTAAATTAAAATCAGACGAAGTTGTTGATGCAAACCTGGTTGTCGTTCGTCAAGACACACACGGAAAAACATACGGGCATATATCTAATCCAGAAGAAAAGATAAATGCCAAGACAATGCACAAGGTTATCATGATTGTTATGCGCTAGATTTTAATAAATACACGGAGAGAGAATCAAACAATGCCACAACAAGCACATATTATTGCACAAAGGTTATTAAATCTTTATCGCCAAGAACATGTTATCGATGGTGGCTGGTCTGCTGTTAACAAAGTTTTTCTTGCAGAATCTAATGATGCCCAGGTTATTTCGGAACTTGAAAATATGCCTACTGGTAAAAAACTTATTGCGCATATAAATAATCTACGGAACAAAAAAACCCCTATGAATACCATAGATAAAGATTTATTGCCGTATGGTGGTTTGATGTCTGGGGTTGAAGTAAGTTTCTCTTTGACCGATGAAGAAATTGCCGAACTTAAACGCGCCTTGGATAAGTTCCAACCAACCCAAGAAAGTTTAAACACAATAAAAAATATGCCTTTGGTTCACAAATTTGGCAATGACTGGATTCAAGATATCAAAGCAGCAATTACGGCAAGACCAGATATGTTGGCAAAATGGGACATTGTTATCCAAACAGATAAAGCATACAAAATATGGAATTCTGCGCGTGAATTATTGTCAGAAACTTTGACAGGAAGACAACGCGCACAAATCCAGGCTGATATGCCAGAATACGAAACTTTTTTACCAATGTTTGGGGATTCTGGCAAAGAAATGCTTAACAGATTGCGGACATTTATGTCATCCCAACAGGCATAACTATTCTGTTTTATATATCGTATCTTTTGTGTGTGGCGTTCCGATATAAATCATTGCGCCATGTGGCGAAAGTATAAAATCTAGTTCGCGTAATCTTTCTCGTAATTTATTCCGTTTTTGATATGTATCGCAAGTATTTGGCACTTCTACATCATCACAGATTATTAAATCCGAACGCATACCTGTTATGTTTCCTGAAATACCCTGACATATAACAGATGGTTCACGAATACCAACAGGACGTTTTATTGTTATTTTATGGCTGCCCCACTCTTTTTTTACATCTGGCAATATATCAGAACACCAGGGATGGTTTTCCAAAATATTTTTTATATGCGAAACCATCCGCGATGCCAATCCAGATTCTGCAGATAATATTAATATTCTGGTATTTGGATTGTGATATAAAACACATGCTGCAAACACACCAACCACAGTAGATTTTCCAGAATGTCGAAACGCATTTAATAAACCTTTTTTTGGTTCATTATTTAATATGCCGACCAAAAATTGCATTATTTGATAATGATGAACTGGTGTTGAAAAGCCCAAAATTCTGTTCCATTCGTCCAGAAAACTACACGCTGCCGTAATCGTCATTGTTTTCATTTGGTGCTTCTTCTGTGACAGAACCATAATCGTTTATCAAATTTGGCAATGCGTTATTTAAAACTGACAACAAATTGTTATACAACCCCAGCACAGCTCCACCAGACAATTTGTCTTCTATGGTTTGTAAAACATAGTTCATTTTATTTAATATTGTTTCATGAATATTAGCCCACTGAGATATATCAACATCCACAGCATTTAAATCTTTCAATGCTGCCAATAAAAAATTAAAATCAGAATTCAAATCTTCTGGATCTATTTTTAATGTCGGTTGATAATCAATAACTCTATCCAAAGAAACATGTCTAAAAATATCTATGGTTGCCCCAGATTGTGGTGCTGTTCCAAATTCGACTATTCC